TTAAGGAGCTACTACTGAAGCCGGATATTGTATCCAGCCTAAGCTTGATTTCTCATAAATCACTCCGCCTCCAATAATATTCATGCAATGAACTCGAAGACTAATCGCTTTTGGATATGTTGAATTCAAAGTTGTACCTGACAAAGCTGTAGTAGTTGTATTTATTACTGAGCCAATTTGATCAGTGTAAGCTTTAGTAACTAAACTGGTGTCACCACCTGAATTAATCAATGCTATTGTTAATGAAGGGGCTAATAATTGATGGGTATCAGTTTTTCTTAATCCTATTATACCATTGCCATCAGATAATACTATATTAGCATTTAAAGCTGGAGCTAATCCTGTTACTTTACCTAGAATAGTATTTCCGTTACCAGTTGTTACTCCTGTAGTATTACCTAGATTTTGTGCTACTATTAAATTATTATTTCCTGTAGTTATACCTCCACCCGGAGAGACAAATCCAGCATTTGCAATGATTGTATTATTACTTCCAGTTGTGATCCCACTTGCTGCTTGATTTCCCAAAGCAATATTCCAATTTCCTGTAGTTTGTGCAGATAAAGCCCAAGAACCAAAAGCTTCTCCATTACCAGTAGTGTTTTCTCTCATAGAATTAGACCCTACTGCTGTACTTCTATGCCCAAAAAGATTAGAACCTGAAACTCCTACATTTTTATTTAAAGCAAAATTTCCTATAGCAGTATTATGTTCACCAAATATATTAGTAGCTAAAGCTGCTGTGCCAATAGCGGTATTATATGAACCTGTGTTTACAGATAATGCTGCTGATCCAACACCTACATTATTATTTCCAACTAAATTATTCTGCAATGTTCCTTGGCCAACAGCTGTATTCCAACTTCCTGTTGTATTTGCTTGTAATGATCTACTTCCTATAGCTGTATTACTACCACCTTCGGTATTACTAGATAAAGCATTGTATCCTATTGCAGTAGAAGCATTCCCCGTATTTAATTTTAAAGTATTAGCTCCTAAAGAAATATTTCTTGAACCAGTACCAACAGTAATTTGTGAATCAACACCTATAGCAGTATTATCAGTACCTGTACTACTACCTATACCTACATTTACTCCATGTATTGATTTATCTACTCCTCCTAATTCTTGTAAAGGTATATTGTTGACTATTCCTGATTGTGTAGCAGATACTGGAACATTAATTTGATCCGTAGTAGCTACATCATAATCACCTTCTATTGTTTTTTCTGGAAAATTATAGTTTGTAAAACTAGAAATAGATGCAGGAATTTTTAATTCTATTGCTTTATGTGTAGATAAATCCTGTTGACGCATAAGTAATTTTCCGTCATCTGCACCTATAGCTGATTCATTTGAAGGCGATACATGTGTAATTGCAATCTGTGAATTATTAGAGGTAAAACTAGCTCTATTGGTTCCGTCTCCAACTGTTATTTCTGCGGTTCTATCATTAGAGTCACCATATAAAAAAACTATTATTGAATTTCCTTCGTCATATTCAGCTGTATTACCGTTATCTAAAGTTTGTTGTAAATTCTGTGAACCTTCGCCTGATACATTAATGTTTCCTGTTTCGGGATCAGGTTCATTACCGTTTACGGTTCTTACTCCGTATTTTTTCTTTGTCATTTTCTTGTATTTTTTAATTAATCAGTAATGTCGTTTATGACTAGATTATCGTCGTCATCGTAATAGCGGATTTTAGTAGTGCCATCAGGTCTATTGTATATTTCTTTTAAAATAGAAGGATTAAAAAGTAATAAATCTTCATTAGGTGAAATATCAGTAATACTTGAGTTTTGGAGCAAACTTAAATTTGACATTATTGAATCTGACGGTATAAAATAGTCTCCTGAACTTGAACCTTCTTTAAAGGTGCATTGAGTTTGTCCCGAATTATTTTTAAACTCAACACCTTGTTGGCTAGATCCTCCGGAAAAAGTTAAATATTCCTGATAAGTATTTGGCCCAAATGTGCAATTTGATTGCTCCGCAGAATTTAGAATTATAGATCTTTGGTATCTTCCCGCAAAATTTATGTTTTCAAAATAAGAGTGAGAAACTGTAATATTTGAAAGTCCTTTATAAAGCTTAGAATTAAAGGAATTACCAAATTGAAATACTTTTATTGCGGATTCTCTACCAAAATTATCATAATCAGATTTAGTATAAATTACATCACATCCTGATTGAATTTCATATCTTCGAGAGATCCAATCATTAGGATAATCATACTCAATTATATCTAAAGCCTGGTTATAATTATCTTCATTATATTGATCTTTTGTCCAATCGTAAGACAATGTAAATTGATCATAATTTTGTCCTTTTGCTCCTGAATTATTTGTCCAGGAATATCCTCCCCAAATAGTTTTATCTCCTATGGAATAGGACTGTTCTGGTTCATCTGTTGAAAGTTTAACTACATTGTATGAATCCATATTTGCAAAATATAAATCATTACCTGAACAACAAATAGCAAAAGGCGTGTAAAAGGATGGATTATCATAAATTAAAGTTGATGTTCCATCAGGAGTTATTTTGAATACACGAGAAGTATAATTGTTGAGAGCAATAACATTACCTTCCGCATCCAAACAAAGGCCTCTTGAGGGAGTAGGCACTGTTCCTAGTTTAGCGAAAACACTTGTTGTTCCATCAGGTTGGATTTTTATTACTGTTCCTGTACTAGTACTAACATATAAATTTTCAGTTAAGCTAGAAAAACAAATATCCTGGGGCCCTGATCCTAGTGTCGCAAAAAGACTCGATGTTCCATCAGGTAAAATTTTTGTAATACCGTAACCACCTCCATGTGCAACATATATGTTGGAATCGTTATCTAAACACATGCTAAGAGTTCCATTTCCACAAGTTCCATGAACTGCGAAAGACCCATTTGGTAAGATTTTAATAACATCTTGATACGTATAGTTTGCCACATATACGTTTCCATTAGAATCCACACATATATCGTCATTACCTTTTCTTCCTAAGTCGGCCAATGTAACTAGAACTCCTGACGAATCTAACTTCGAAACTATTGTTGTAGCTTCTCCAATCATATAAACAACATCGTTTGAATCTATACATAATCTAGTTGTATTAATTCGACTTGATGTATCTATATCTATTCTTGTTCCATTAGGCAGAATTTTTGTTACGCCGCTAGGACCACTTGCATTTGCTGTATAAACAACTTTATTGCTATCAACAACTATGCTTTGAGGATGCCTTCCAGTACTTGATAATACTTGTTCATAATATCCTGCATCATTTAGTGTAAAAGTCTTTGAATTCCATATATTGAATCCATTGATCAATTGATCATATTTAGGATTCCAAAATTGTCCATGACCATTTTTTTCTAATGTATTAGTTGTTGCAGCTTTTATATGGATCGTTGTTCCGCTAGAAGTTCCATCGTCATATAAAGTTGGATGAACTCCACTTATTATATAATAAGATCCCGGGATCAAAGCATTATTGCTGATCAAATTATCCAGTTCTGATTTAGTCACAGAAATAGCCGAACCACCCCCAAAAGAGCTTTTATCGACTTCTTTAATAATTTTATCGGTACCTCTTACGAGTACTTTTTCTTCGGATATTGAAATCTCTTCAACATCGTTAAGAAGTATTTTTTTTCCAATTGAGTACTCACTCATTTTTTATGTTTTTTCGTAATTAATATTCATATTATCAATGTTTAATCTTTAGTTACGATTATATCATAACTAAAGATTAAATTCAGATTGCGTTACTAATAAATTCTTTCAACGTTTTTGTTTTTAATAAAACTTTTGCTAAACTTTCTGGAATGTTTAATTCGATTAATTGTTAATAGTTACAATTAGTTATTTCGCAGAAGATTGAATTTTGGAGTAGAGAAGTTGTTTCTTATTGTGCTATTGTTATAGCGTATTGAATCCATCCTGCGGTAGTTTTCTCATACGTTAAAGCTCCGCTTGCAATATTTAAACATCTCACTCTAAAACCTGATAATGCATTTGGGTACGTACTTGTTAGAATAGCGCTTGATAAAGTTGTAGTTGTTGCGTTATCTACCGCTGTTGTATTATCGACATAACCTTTATTAACTAACGAAGAGGTTCCACCGGAAATGATAAGAGCTTGTGTTAAATTAGGGGTTTTTAGTTCGCCTATAGTGCTTTTTGTAATGGCAATATTACCAACTCCATCAGATATTGTTATTGTATTTGATGCTGAAGCGCTTAACCCTGTAACTTTTCCTAAAACAATATTCCCGCTTCCTGTAGTTATACCTGTCGTGTTTCCATTGTTTGGAGCAATAATCATATTATTAGAACCAGTTGTAATACCACCACCGGCGGTGACAAATCCAGTATCGGCAATTATCACATTTGTATTTCCAGTTGTAATACCTGAACCAGCCTGAAATCCTACGGCGATATTGTATGTCCCGGTTGTTTGAGATTTCAAGGAGGTATCTCCAATTGCGATACCGTTACCAGTTGTATTGTTGAGCATAGCGTTGCCTCCAATTGCAATACTTCGATGACCATAAATATTTGAACCCGATACTCCCACATTATTTCTCAAAGCTGAAGCACCTATGGCAACATTGGAAGAACCAAATTGATTAGCGCTTAAAGCACTACCACCAACTACAGTATTATAAGACCCCGTAGTATTGGCTTGGGAAGCATAAGCTCCTACCGAAGTGTTAACTAATCCAGTTGTATTGTAATTTAGGGATAATGAACCTACACTTGTGTTATAAGCACCTATTGTGTTAGTGTACAAAGATTTGTAACCTATTGCAGTAATGTAATTACCTGTGGAATTTGAAAGTAAAGAATCACTTCCTAAAACCAGATTACTGGAAATATTGCCTCCGCCTTTACCAATCCTTATTCCGTTTATTAATTTATCTACACCTCCTAATTCTTGTAAAGCTGTATTGTCAACAATACCTGCTATAGAGTCTGATACAGGCGAGTAGGTAATTATATCTGAGGTAGTGGCTAAGGTATAAGTCCCAGTTGGTTTAGGTGCAAGATTATAAAAGACAATCTCACCAGAGTTTATTGCAAGATCTAAAACATTAACTCCACCAAGAGCGAGATTTCTTGCAAATATTTGATCTCCTCCTTCAAATCCTATGCCTTTATTCTCTACATGATCTACAACAGTCACTCCTCCTGATGCAATATAAGTTGTATATCTATTACTGGCTTCATGGAATTCAAGACCTCTATCGTCTACACGTGAACCAGCAAGTAATACTTGCTGTATCGGTGGTACACTATTGGTGATATTTATATTGCCAGACCCACTTAAATTTTGATTATTTATTGTTTTTAAGTTAATAATGGGATTGTTAAAAACTGAATTATCTACAACGTTACCCGTAACAGATTCGATGCCATTCCCACCCAACTCACTTTGCGAAACATATTTCACAGTATTATCATTACCTCGTACCAGTACATCATCTTCATTACTACCTTGATTAACTGTTTCTAATCTTAGTGGTTTATTTATTATGTATTGTTCCGGAATTGGTACTTGTTGAGATTCTTCTTCAAGAGCTTTATTATTATTTATCATGTTGTATTTCGTTTTTTATATTGTTGTATTTCAGGTTAATCGGTCGATGCTATTTTATTTATTAAAAACAACCAAACCATTTCTCACCTCATCAGATTCGAGAAAAGAACTGTTTTCCTGATCAAATTGAATGGTAAAATCTGTATGGTAATCAAGAATTTCAAATTGTGATCCGTCTCCGGCAATGACGATGCCCAAGGATTCTTTCAAATTCTCGATTTCTTTGTCGCAGATTAATTCATTGCCGGATAAGAACAGATCAAAGGTTTTTATTTTTTGTTGTATTGTTGTGCTAAAGGTTACTTTGTAAATTTCGGCTTCAAAGTTTGCTGTGGATTCTTTTTTATTTACAATAGAAAAAGAATCGCTTAAATCTATTGTGTTGTTTATTCTTCTGATTTTAAATATTCGGTCTAATTGGTAAGGTGCATTTTTGGGTTCTACTTTCAATTTGGTTGGTTAGTTTAAAGGCTGAGATTCAGATTCAGAAGAAAAAGAAAGTAGTTTTTTGTTTATTTAAAACTTGCGTGAATTGTGCAGATCGTATTTTGTGATAAGTTATTTGTTTATTTTTCGATGTGGTATTTGGGATCGATAGTGATCAAAAGACGTTTGAATAATTGTATCAAACGTTCTCTTATTGATTTAAGAATCAAGGTCATTGCGTCGAAATTTTCGACTTCTTTTTTTGTTTTTATGGCAATTATATTGCTGATTATCGAAATTCCGTCACTAACAATAAGTAAATCCATTACAATGGTTACAAACCATTTAAAGTTGTAATTAAGTCCTTTACTCATTAATGCCAAAGCTGTTGGTATTAGCAATACGGCTAACTTGGATACAAATCCCAAGGCTAATTTTTTAAAGCTGAAAGCATTATTTAGCACTATGGTTTTGATTATACCCAGAAAAGTATCCATTACCATTAAGTAAAATAGCACTTTGACAATTTCGATATCCATTTCTAAGTACATAAAGACTCCATAAAGCAATAATTTTAGTTCATTTGAATATTCTGAGATTTTATGCATCATAGGTTTTTAGTTTTTTTTAGTCTTCTACAATAGATTTTTTGGCATGATCAAAATCAATTACTCCCAATAAATTGGTAAATCTTTTTCCAAAAACCGATAGCGTATCGTCTCTTTCGTTTTCGCCTAAATTGTCGCTAATGGTTTCCCGGATAACACCAAATTGATTGGTAGAAGAAGCGATAATAAAATTGTCATTCAATAGCGCTCCGCTAACTATATTTCCGCCAATGTCGATACTCAGACTAAGTTTTCTTAGATAGCTCAAAAAGCCATTCCATTTTATTGCGGCATATGCAAAGCAAATAGGGTAGATGCCTAAAGAACAAATCAATGCAAATAAAAAAAGGGTCCATTCTGTGTAATGTTTTTTCGAAATAAAGAGAATTGGTAAGAGTAAAGTCGCAAACGGCATCATTGTCAAGATTGTAATTAGAAGCCACAGCAAGGCTGAAGCTGTAAAAATAAATTTCACAATTTTCATGTATAGTCTCTTTAAGATTAATGATTTTTGAATAAATAATCTTTTGGGGCATAAAACCCCAAAAGATTATTACATATTGTAATTTATGGTTCCATTGGTTGTTTATTGTTGTGAGCAACAATTCCGGAAATAACATAATTATCTACATCTTCAACATCCAGAAGTATTACTTCCAAAGGTTCTTCTTTAAAGACGATTGATTCGATAGCTTTTGTTTTTCCTGTTTTGTCGATTAATAACATGCTTTGTACAACATTTTTTGTACAAACCCATTTTACGTTCTCACCATCTTCAGACACCAATAACGGATGTTGTCCTGTGGCTTTAATAGTCGTTTCTGCTGTTTTAATTTCGAAATAATTAGGCTGTAAACTGGCTTTTTTGCCTACTACAGTTACCTCTGCTTTTGAAGCCTCATTTAGTTTTCCGTTCCAAACCATGTAATCTCCGTCAGATTCATCAATTTCATTCGGGAAAGAGAATCCTTGAAGTTTGTCGCCAATTTCAATATTTTTCAATTTTTTGGATTGTCCTGATGCCATTGTTACCAATGATTCTATATCAAAACATCCGCCTCCGCCACCGCCACCGGTTGCAGGATCTGTAGTTGCATAAGCTTCACCATTAAAGCCAGATGCATTTAGTTCAGCATCTAAAGCTTGTACCTTATAATAATAAGTCGTGTTTGGGGATAAACCCGTATCCAAACGAGAAGTATCAGGACTCATCATAAATGCACCGTAATTTCCGCCAGCAGGTTTTCGATATAATTCGTACTGAACACTACCACTATCATCAGTCGAAGGTTCCCATTCCACAAGTATTTGACCTTGACCTTCTGAGTTAGCTTGTATATTCTGAGGTATTGTTGGAGCTATTATTGATGTTGTTGTTATATCTCCATTATCACTGCGTGGTGATAGATTTCCTGCGGCATCTCTTGCAATCACATAGAAATTATATTGTGTTCCAGCAGTTAAAGAACTTACATAATAAGTAAAAACATTACCTGCCGTTTCTCCTAAATAATTACCGTTTTTATAAACTAGATATTTTGTAACACCTAAGTCGTCACTTGCAGCTGTCCAGTTTACACGTAAAGTAGTATTACCAACGTTTGAAAATGATAAGGTTGGTTTTGTTGGTGCTGTTATATCAGTGGAAGGTCCTACATATACAATAAATTGAACTACTCTGTAAGGATTAAGATTATTAACCGAAAAGTTAATACTTGGGCCAGTTGAAACTATTGCAATAGATTCTAAATTTTCACTGTCTTCTTCATCTCCAGTTGAAATAATTAATTTACCCCTAGTTCCATTTGATGTATTTTGCGTAGGAACATATCCACTTACAGGTACAACAGCTGAAACATTCGAGAGTTTTGAACCTCCGGTATTATTCAGAATATTAAATTCAGTCTCAATACTATTATACCCAACTGGCATTCTTCCTCTTAACGGCACATATTCTTCCCAACCTGCAGGAATAGGTTCGGTTTTTCCCCAAATAGCGACCATACCAATTGGTATTGCAGACGTGTTTTGTGTTTCTAAAGCAGTAATTCGCTTAAGTAATGAATCTAGCAGGTTATTGCTTTTAAAGACTTGGTTTACATTATCAGTTAGTAATAAAGAATGTGGTGAGGTATTAGCAAGGATAAAATCTTCAGTACTTGTGTTTGTATTGTCTAAATGTATTTTTCCACCTACATGAGTGTTTGTCCAATTAGATTGATAATTTAGAGTAAGACTTGTCCCTGTCGAATTACTACTGTCAACCAAAGCTTTTTCTAAATAACCATTTATTTGATTAACATCGCCTTCAATTACGTCAATGTTTGTTTCGATAGCATTGATGTTTCCTTTAATTCCATTAATATCGACTTTGATTGTGTTGACATTGCCTTCGATTACATCAATATTTGTTTCAATAGCATTGATATTTCCTTCAATCACATTGATATTGGCTTCGATTGCATCAATGTTAGATTGAATTGCTTTTAAGATTTCATCAATTGTATGAATATCTGTAATGGTATCAAAACCTCCTAAATCATAATATTTGATTGTCTGCACTTCACCATTTTCAGCAACAATAACAACATCATCATATTTTGCCGGGCTGTATTCTGCCTCATAATCATAATAAGCAGTTTGAGACGCTCCGGTTCCGTAGATTAATTTTGTCTCTGTTCTGGTAGTTTTTAAGTAATTCGTTCGAGCTCCCGCTTCAATAGAAAATAAAATTCCTGTTTGATTTTGAGGGCTTACCGGATCTTCCTGACGAATAACTGCCCAGCCTTTTGTTGCGCTTGTTGCATGCGCTACAATATAATCTGCAGTGTTGTCGATGCTTAAATGCCTTTTTAAAGCTTCGTACAATTCTGATCTGTAGGCAGTTTGAAGTCTTTCTAAAGTTTCTTGCTCGAGAGGAAACCCTCCTGCATGAGTAAAATTTACTTGTTTCATTTGTATTGATTTAAATGTCTGTTGTTTTGTATATTATTTATCTAAAACTTCTGGCGAATAAGAGTAGCTTTCATAACTTTTACCGGCTAGTTTATAGAAGTTAAGTAGGTTATGGAATTCAATGTTTGCAACTTTAATAGGTGATGCCGCTGATTGAGTTTCGTTATTATTTGGCTGAATAACTATTGTTCCGTTTGTTATTAAACTCTCCGGAATAAAAACTCTGAAATTGGCATAAGCTATTGTTGTATAATCTTTGCGATGAGCGAGATAAACAGGTTTGTTGTCTCTGTTTTTGTATTCATCATGGTTATATATTTTTAGTTGCGGGATCAATAATTCGCCTTTAACTTTGGTACCGTCCGGTAAAATACGATCCGGTTCAAAATACTCTTTGTGTAGGTATACGTATTGCAAAGTAGGTTTGACGGATTCGTCTATATAAATTAACTCGTCTAATCTTTTTTGCTCGATGCTTGCATTAGGATTGTAATTTTTGGTTGGATTGAAGGTTTCATTCAATATTTTTTCCAAATAAATAACCTGACCTGTATGCTGCATTTTATAAAGAGTTTCTTCATAAATGGAACGAATGGGTGAGAGTAAAACATTGAGCCAATCCGCATGTGTTTTTTTCCTAAGAATAGGAGGGATGAGCCATAATAATAGCTTTTCCCATTTTAAAATGGTGTATTTATTCATTGTTTATGTATTAGACTATTGTTTATCTCTGTAAAATGTATAAGGAATATAGTTGACCTCAACCTCAAGAGTGCTCATATCAAAATACCCTGCTTTTGGAATGAAATATTCTATTTTGGTCACATCTGTTGGCGAAGTATTTGGTGCGTCACTTGGATTTGTTGCCGCAGCGGTTTGAACTTTTGTTAAAATCGGAATTTTAACTCCTTGAGCTTTCTGAATGGCATCTACCAAATAGGTTTTGACAAAAGCACCATTGAATTCAATGTTTTTCAAATGGTCTTTAAGAGCATCTAATACTGGATATGCATCAGGATCAGAGATCAATGAACCATTTAATGTATCCAATACATAATCATCAAATACATTTAGATCACCTTTATTTGAGATTTTGGACTGATAATATTCGAGATCTTTTGGATTGATATAAATACTCAACGGATCGATATAAACATTCAAGCTTAGTTTAAGAATATCGCCTTGATCAGAAGTTATATAGACTTGATTTCCTGCATCTTTAATTTTTGCGATATATTCCTTAAAGGCATAAAGCTGATTTGGAACATCAATTCTCGAGATTTTTTCATCTTTTACGGTGGCGACTTTTATAAAAACAACTCCAACTTTGTTATGAAAATAATCAGAGAAAATTTCTTCGATTTCTGTGCCTGGTTTAAGCACCGTTTCTAAATCAATTTCGCTTACTGCGCAATGTTTGATTATTTTAGAATCTTCAATTTCAGTGTCAGTAAGGTCTGTTGTATCAAATTGGTACGATCCATCTCTCCAGACTAGTGACATTCCGTTACTCGAATCCGGATCCAAAGGCATTCCGTAATGAAAGTTCAAAGCCTGCTCTCTGTACCAGTTTAAGGTGTGAGGTCTTGATATCAAAGCATTTTTTTCGACTATTTTTTCATGAACCCAAATAGCAGTCGCAACTATGTTGATCCAAAGTTTCCAAATGGCTGTTTTCGAGTCACTTGTTAAGTCTTTCAAAGAAGATTGTTTCTTCTTTTCGTCCAGAATATTATTCTGTATTTCAGCAATTGTACGTGCCATATTTTAATTTTTTAATATAGATTAGCCTGTAAGACATGTGTAATATGCTTATAGAAAATTGTGTATGTTTTTTTGTAAATACTACTGAGATGTAGTTTTCTTTTTAGAGAATTCTAAAAGAGATTTGAAGATGAAATTTCAGTCTGTTTGATTGCTTAGAACTGATGTTGCAGAGAATTGCGGCAAAAGATTTTTATTAATAAATGATAAAATCATCTTCAATAATCATATAATCAATTCCGGAGAAGTTGTCCAGTAAAAACTCTTCTTCTTCAGTAAGAGCGGTTGCTGGTTTTAGATTTCTGGAATTGTAATATTCGACAATATCTTTTTTAAAGGCTTCTCTTCCAATTTTCAAATCCTGATATACAGAAACATCTTCTGTAATATTAAACTTGTCATTGTCTTCTAAAATGTCGAATACTTTTTCGATACTTCCGTATTCTTGCAAAGAGAGGTCAAAAATGTTTTGGTTTTCTTGTGGTTTAATAGTTTCCATCGATTTTAATGTTTTGTAAATCGTTGACATCTAGTGTTTTTGCGTAAAAATTGTCATACGATAATTGTTTGTCTATTTCGTTTTCTAGTCTTAATCTGGATGTTGCATCCGGACTGTTAATGTATTTTTTAATTCCTACGCCAAGAATTGGAAACTCTTTATAACTTCCTTTTTGACTTAGCAGTAAATGTTCAATGTTTTGCTGATCTGCTTCCTGAATGGCGAAATCTCCATTACCAAAAGCATCCTTTATAATTAACAAGTCTTCATCTATGATAAAATCTTTCATATGTTGTAATTATTTGTTGTTTTTATTAATTAATTTCTCTCTTGAATTTGCGCGCCATATTCAAAAGATTCTGTTTTATTTGATACTGTAAAAATACGCTATGCTTATCCTTTAAACAAGATTTTGAGGCTTGGTATTCAGTAGTTTCAGTAAGTTAAAGTGTGCTTTTAACTTGTATTTAATCAGATAGTTATGATTGATTTTGTGTATTGTTTTTTTAATGAAAAATTGCTTGTTAAAGACCTGGAATAATTATTTCGATAATCACTTTAAAAATCATTTTAATAATATTGTTTTTAATCGAATTCAGTTTTATTTTTGATATTCCGGCAGCTTGAAGTGCTTGTAATGTCAATAGATTCAATTGGCTTTTTAAGAGCCATTCCAGTTCGTCTTCAGTAAGATTTCCCGAAGAGAAAAGAAGCATCCAGCGTTCCAGTTTTTCTTTGGATGTTTCCAAAAATGAATTTAAATCTTTCTCTAATTCAGGTTTAAAATCTTTGGAACTATTTATTAAAATGGTTTTTAGTTTGCTTTTTAACTCTTCCAATAATTTTTCGTTGTCCATAAGTTTTATGTGTTACCGTTGATTAAATCTAAAATTGCATCTTTTGATTCCTTGTCTTTTTTAATTTCATATTGAATAAGTAAATCAAAAGCATCTAAAACCTGTTTTTTGGATTCTTCCAGAAAAGGCTGAGAGAGAATTCCTTTTGTTTCCCAACGTTTAAAGAATCCAGCCAAAAGATTTTTTTCTTTATCGTTTAAAACTTTCCAGATCGAAAAAGTGATTTCATTATTGGGTTTGTTTTTCTCATATTCTGTTAGTTTTTCGATGTTAAGCAGCAAAGCTTCAACTTCTTTTGTATGAATAGAATAAGGCGAAGTTGCTTCATCCATTAATTTCGAAGCTTCGACTTTTAGCTCCGTCGTTTTTTGATAAGAGTAAGAATCGTATAACGCAGTTTTGGTCGAAATACAGGAAGACATCAAAAATGAAATCGAGACTAAAAAGGCGATAAGCTTTAATTTTGAATGTTTCATCTGTTTATTTGTATAAGATTACGTAGTTTTTCCTGTCACGTTTTAGTTTACTAAGCACTTTCCAGTCGCTATATCCTTTTTTATCAAAATGGGGAAGATCTTTAAAAGTTTTCCAGTCACCACCCCAGTTCCAGTTGTATTTGGCGAAAACTTTGACACATTCCTGCCAATCCGAAATTTTATCATTATCCCAGTCTTTAGCCGTATCCCACGAAGCAGTTTTGCCATCTATAATGAGACAAATGTCTACAGCAAAACCATAATTATGAACAGATTGTCCGCCTTTGGCATTCGTCACTTTTTTTCCGGGTTTTGTTCTTCCAAAAGCATAAAGATCTTCTTGTTCCTGAAAAGATCTGAGTCCTTGCGTAATTCTAACTTTAGCCTTTCCGGTTAAGGCAAGATCACATTCCTCAATAATTTTGGTAACTTCTTCCCTGACCGAAGGATGAAGCAAATCAATGTGTTTTTTTGTTGTTTGATCCATATTTGTATTTATTAATGATTTCGTTTTTTGAGAATAAAAAGCCTTTCCTGATTGTTCAAAAAACAATCACGGTTTTAATTATTCGGTAAGATTATTTGTGTTTTGAAACTTATTTTCGGTTAAAATAATTTCTTAAATAAATCCAGAAAATGTTTCTTTTTCCAGAACAATAATTTTGATAGAATAAGTGCTTTTTATTACAGTGTAAAAATACGCTGAAATAGCGGGTTGTAAAAATAATATGATGTTGTAAATCAGTAGTTTCAGTAGAGGATTTTGTGCTTTTTTATGGTTTTGTTTTGGAAAGAAAAACGAAAATTAAAGGCAAAAAAAATCCCGTTTTTCTAATTAAGAAAAACGGGGATTTGTCAATAAATATTAAAAGTTTTTTTATTCTTTATCAGCTCTTGGAAAATCATTAATATCTAAACCATCCATAGTGCTTTTTCCATTGATGATAATTTCTCTGCCTCCAAATTTATTTAAGTAACCTAAATCATTTGGTTTGCCATAATCAGATTCAACTTCATAAAATGGTGTGATTTTCATTCCTACGATATTATTGTCTTCAAATAATTGTTTTGATTTTTCAGTGATCATAAAAAAAGGAGGGAGATATACCCAGTCTAAATCCTGATTGATGTACATTGATTTTTCATATGGAAAAATATCATCATCAAGCAAACTAAGTAAATGTTCCTCAGATTGAATTTCTCCTTTTTGATAGAATGATAAATCGTCGGTAATGAGATTTAATCCATAAAAAAGAGATCTGTTGTAATCCATATATGGAGTCATATTATCATTAATTTGAAGGATATAATAAGATAAATTGGTATCATTATCTATATTCAAAATAATAGGATAAAATTTATGTTCGGGTAATTGTAATTGCTCAAGTAATTTTTTAAGCCGTGGAGAGACTGTGAAAAATTGTAATGTTTTTTCCTCATCAGATTTAAGTATAAGAGGTCCGTTATAAAAGTCAATAGCTTCATACAAGAAATCACTAGTCATTTTTTTTTCGTATACATCTCTTTCAAGTCGAAATTGTAGTTCGTTTATTATCGTAGTAAAATCTTCATCATCATTATAGGCTCCTCCAGAAAAAGGTAAATTATCTGATGGGTCGACAGATTGTGTTCTGTCCATGTATGGTTTATGAGGGGTGTCTAATTTATACAGCTTCATTTCTATAATTTTAAATGGTTTATTTTTTTACTTTCTGTAATTACTTCATTAATAATTTTTTCACGAGTTTTATTTATATGGTCTATTATATTTTTATCAAATAAATTTTGATTAAAAACACCTTTTATTCTACTTTCTTTTTTAATGTCCAATATTATTTTTTTACTCAAATTATTGTACTTTTTATGACTGCTATGTCCACCCAATTCAGGAAAATCTGCGTCTAATTTATGTACAGGAATACCATTATCCAGCCCGTTAAAATCAAAATTTTCTTTGTTTCGGGAAACGAAGTTACGCAATTCTACCATATCATCATCAAGCAATAAATCTTTTGGGATTATATGATGAGCTTCAAATTTTATGGGAATCAATTTGTCATTGTGTTTCATAAAATAATTATTTTTAAAGAGATTTTCAAAATTCTCTTCTGATAAATTGGCTACATCTATTTTTATTCCTTTAGCATCCCGTAAATCTACTTTTAGAAAACGTTCTTTATAGGTCTGAATTACTTTTTTATTGAGTGCTTTTTGTAAAACGCCTTTATTCTTTATGACTCTGCCGCTAATGTTGTTATTTGCTAAATATTCCTGGACTACGTTTTTTGAAACCTCATCTCCTTTGTTTAAAAGTTTAGTTAGTTTTTCTTGTGCGACTTTGTTGTCGACTTTAGCAATTGCTTCTTCTAATTTTTTTACAGTTTTAGATTTAAATTTTCGTTTTACAGGATCTGTTTTTTCTCCATCTTTTTTTTCTTTACTTGAAAAATTACTATCTACGGTTTTAGTTGGACTAGCGGTAAGTGTAATAGCATATATATTACCTCCCTTATGTGTGCTATCCCATTTAGGTTTTAATTTAGGATACAGTTTACCGGATAGCTTTAAAAAAGTCATTAATTGACTAATACTGTCTCCTCTTGCATCCATAATCTCTGCAGTGGTTCTGGCTTGAATTAGCAAAGCCGATCGCATCCAGTTTTTACTATCATCCAGATCATGTATATAATCTCCTTTTTCAAAAAGTTTTTTTGGTAGTTTGGATAGTAACTTCTCTTTTACTTCATGGGTAAATTTTTCTATTTTCATTAAAATTTTACCCAATTTCCCCAGTTTTGAGGCTAATTTTGCAAATGCTTCACCACCACCAGTAAATATTCCTACTATAACTTCTAGTAAAATTGTTCCCAGCAAGAGCCCTATTACTTTGCCTTTTTCAAAAGAGGATGAAGAAAACCAATTTTCGATTACTTTTTTTACGCTATCTCCTATACTACCTAGAAAAGAGTATAAAATATTCTTTAGCTCTGACCAACTTGAATTAGCTAATTTGATAATGGCTTCATACATTTCTTTCAATTTGTCAAGAAACTTGCCTGATAATAAATCTCTAATCGTGTCTATTATACTTTCAATATATTCTATAATTCCTACCAAACTATCATATATCCCTCTTAGAATGCCTTCTATGACCCCTACAATTAATCCGCCAACTCCTGCTAATATTTCTGCAATAATATCACCAGTTTTTATAGCGGTATTCATAAATTCGGAGCGAGAACTTAAATTGCCTATTTGACGTTGTAATTGTATATATTGTTGATTGGGAATACGTACAATGTGATTAGCAGATAATTGCAATTGGCTGTAGGTTATCCTTGCTTTATGAAAATCAGGATCATGAGCTGCTTTAATTGCTAATTCAAAGGATTTGCCAGTTTTAAGAGTTTCTTCCTTCAAAACAATACCGTGATTGTGATTGCTTTTGGTATTAATTAAATAGAAAGCTTCTGCCAAAGTTCTTCGATCATTTCCCGTTTCTATCTTATAATTTTTATAAAAAACATTGGCAATATTAGTTTCAAAATTATAATTTGGTTTTACATATAAAAAAGTACGAGTGTATTTGTCTAAATAATTGTCATGCGGAATTAAAATAATATTATGTGTTTCGATATAACCATATTTGTGATCAGCGGTTTTTATTTTATACCATCCTTTGTTAGTTAAATCTTCATGCATTACTACGACTTCACTTACTACTTTGTAAACTTTTCCAAAAATGCCTTTTTTGCTTAAGTATGATGTATCATTTGGAGAAGGTGTTGCATGCAAGCGAATACCGTTTTCGGCTATTACAAATCCTCTTTTGTTAATTTGTTTTACAACTGCTTTGTGTTGTGTTATTTTTTTTAAAGAAGTTTTTTGCTCCTTTGTGCTGTCATATTTTAAAGCGATGGATTTTTCCATTTCTCCAGCATTTTTATCATCCTCAATCTGCTGACGCCAAATGCCAAGCATAAATTGCCGAAACCGGCCCATTTCAGAAGCGCTGATGTCTTTAAGTTCTAGTGTATGGTTTTTAATAATCATGATTTTGGTGTTTTACAGAGAAGAATAAAAAATGCTTGCCGTTACAGTATTTCTACTTTAACAGGTTTTGGTTGAATATGATCTGAGAATGCTGTGGTAATGTTGAGACGCAAATCGTCTTCTTGCTCGATTTTGCCATCGCCGCCCAAATAACAGTTTTTGAATAATACTTCGAGAGCTTTGAATTCATCCATTTTTGAAGCTTGCAATACTGCTGATCGAATGCTCATATCCGGTTTTTTGAAATAGGCAAATAATGTAGTTTCGTCATCATCAGAAATGGTCAGTTTAACTACTTTTTTATGCTTGTATTTCCATTGGTTTAATTGTGCCTGAGTAATATTTCCGTCAAGAACATCTGCAGTTTTAGAGATTGTGTTTTCCATTTTGAGAGGTATTGTTTGTTTTTATGATTGAGTAATTGATGTCGGATTTAGTGGTGTCTTTCGCTTTGCTGAAATGCAATAACAATGCGTAATACTTTGGGACACGGATATAAATGTCATATCGGTTATAGTTACCTGATTGACGTTTTTCTATTTTTATAGAAAGTGAATTATTTATGTAATCGGATTTTTTTAAAAAAAAGAGGCTGCCTGAGTTATTTCTATTGAAGTTGAATACCGTCAAAGCAGCCTCCTGAAGTAAATTCCCTGCTTAAAACGGACTAATAAAGAGCGTGTAGAATAGTTTGCTTGCAAAAATCATGTTGCTTTTGAACTTCTTTTTTGCGTAACGCATTTAGATATTGGTTTTCTCTTTTTAGTCGGTTTTAGAGACAGGGAAGGGGATTATGATTTTAGGAATTTATCGGCTGATTAATTCCACTCAACGTGAGAACAGATCAAGTCAAAAGAAACTGCAATTTTAGTATCTCCCTGGCTAATTCCTCTGCTGTTTGAGTTAAACTCACAGTTTCTTACCGTGTGAGTAATCACTTCATTACTATCGTCAAGGTAACTTACGATGATGCTAAAAGGATTAATATCCTGTAATCTTTGTCCTTTTGGCAAAGCAGCTAAGATCGCTTCTACCTCATAGTTGTATAAAGTGATTGAAGCTTTTGCCTCATATTTTCCTCTACCTCTGTGAACTGGCATATCTCCAGCTCCGTAATGGTTTTCTTTAGATACTGAGTCACTATAGTTTACAGCTGTAATACCCGTAACGATGTTACCTGCAATACTTACTTCAATTGATGACCAGCTGTGTTGTTGTCCGTTAATTAATGGTAATTTATTCATATGTAGCTTTATTTGTTTTTTAATAATCCCGATAACGCTCAGGAGCTATAACCTTATTCCTGTTGTGTTTGCAACAATTGAATGATGGCGATAACGTTGGTGAATTTTTTGTTTTTTGTGAAGTATAAATTATGCTTTGTCGATTCCAAAAGGATTTTTGAATCCAAGATCAACCATAATTTTACGAGCAGTTCCAACTGGCGTGATTTCTGCTTTTACTTTTAATTCAGAAGTTGCTAAAATGTTTTGTTTTGGATCTACATAAACATCAAAAGCAGAAACTTCCTGATTTGCAATCATTCCTTCTAAAGCTGATCTGCATAAACCTTCAAAGCTTTTAGAAACAGATTGTGGCAATTTTCCATCAATATCTACTAAAACTGGAGAAGCCAATTTTGGTAATAAAGCAGTACGCAATAAACGAGTTGCTTTGTTAATAGTACGGTTGTTCTCAACATAAGCAAAGTCAGATGTTCCTGTAGTGCAAGTTGCGCTATCGTTAAAATAAACACCTGGTAAACCAGTGTGGGTTCTTGCAAAAATGTATCTTTTGTCGTTTAGATCTCCTAAGGTTCCAAGAGCTTTTACTTCTTCTCCACCTACGAAACCTGCTTTTGCGAAACCTTCACCAGTAAGATTGAATTTTTCGATCCAGGCGATGTTTTCAGATACTTTTGCTTTAGAAATTGCTCCTAATGCTAATCCAACTGCTGCAGAGTTTGGGTATTTTTCTGCTTTTTCAACATCCATAGCCACAACTACAGATACATTTTCTGCAGTTAATTCAGCTAAAGAAGTAGCTTCTTCAATACTAAAACCTTTTCCTTCCAGGATAACTTCAAACGGCATGTAATCTGCATAAGCAAGTTGAGTTTCTGTTTTTGCTTTTAAAACTGCGGCTTGTGTTTGTGCAAATGTTGTAGCTCCGGAGTAGATAATTGCCATTTGACGAATGTTTCCATTTGCTTTTTCCTGCATATCTTTTGCTTTCCCTGTAATTACTTCATAAGAAGTTGCTGCTGTTTTCATAATGTATAAATCACCAGAAGGATTCATTCTGAAAAATTGCTGAATTTGGTAGTAAGCAGATTGTCCTTCTACATCATTTAATTCTGTAACGCCATACGCTTCGGCATCTTCTAATGAAGCTAAAAGAACTACCTTGTCATTGTCAAGTTCATCAGTTGAAGCTCCACTAAAAAGTAATCCTGAAACCATGTCTTGTTCTGGAGTTCTTCTTCCTAATCCGCCAGATAGTTTGTTAATCACTACATCGTTTAATTTACTCATAATATAAAATGTTTAATTGTTTAAAAATTTGTTTTTGGGTTTTTGCTCAAAAATGGGCAAAAGAGGGGCTGTAACAAGTAGCTAATCTTGTTATTATTAGTGATTTATTATTTAAAATGGTATTCGTAATCCAGAATCCAAAAAAGCAGAATTTCTATTTTTGGACGATTTGTAAAAACTGATCTTTTAATTGGATTTTCCTCTTGGCCAAGAGATAAATTTGCTTTTGATATCGAGTACAAATTTAAGGCTCAATGTTGCTTTTTCCAATTTTTTTGATTGTCAAAACCAGTAGTTTCAGTGCTTTAAGCTCTAGCCTCTGTAGCGAGACCTTCATTTATAATAGTATAAATAGTGCGCTCTGTCAGGAACAAAGTATCCGAAAGTTCAGATACTACAACTTTCATTTGTTTAGCTTGATTTCTATTAAGATAGTTAATAACATAATCTCTCCTTTTGTCTAATAGTGTTCTGCTTCTTTTCATTTGTGGTATTTAATGGTGGGGATTAATTTTACTTAGCTTTTAGTTTTTGGTTGCTGCTTTAATTTGAGTTTTAATTCATAGACATTATTATTATTATTATTATTATTATTATTATTATTATTATTTAAATGAATGACTTTTTTGATTAGCGAGTTGTATTTATATCGATATCTCCCTGAACCTGATTTGGGTTTATCCCGATTATTCCCGAAGTTAAATCGTATCCTAAATCTTCTAATTCTTCATTGCTTAAACCGTTATTAAAAAGGATGTATTTCTTTTTTAATATATTTTCGATCAGGGTTGTTTTATAAGTGATCTCCCAAATAAAAAAATCATTTTTGTTCCAGTACGTATGTTCGTTTGTACATTGTTTTTCTCTAATTTTAAAAGTCGAATGAGTGTCTATAGCAGTGTTACTATTACTATTAGACAATACAGCTTTGTCTATTCGCTGTGCAATATCGAATGCATTTGCATAACTTGTAGATGAAATAGTTTCAACCGGCAATACGATATAAACACAAAAGGATACATCTGCTTTGTAATTTTTTTCAGAAGATGTTTCCCAGTTTACAACATCGTATTTAAACATTACTACTGGTGTTTCAATAGAAGTTTTAAAAATAGCGTCACTGTAAAGTTGAACTGTTGGCGCATTAGAAATGAACTCCGTTTCAATTGCGTTCTTTTTTTCGGTATAAAAGTCTTTTAGAATCATATGATGGATTTATTTTTTACAAATATACAACATATGTTTTAAATTACACAACATATTACACTAAAAAATGCAGTTATTTCAGTAATATGATTTAATTATTTCTTTCTTATCCTCTAGTAATACAATAAGAAAGAGGTTACAAATAGCTTGTAAATCAGCTATTTTAAAGAAAAAATATAAAAGAATGCAATTATTCAAGATATATTATTTAGCTTTGCAACATATAGTGGAATGTTTAGCATGTTCTAAAACATATTACATAATAAGATAAAGATAACTACAACATGGAAATACATACTAAGATCAAACGTATTATAGACGAGATGAAGTTAAACAATAACTCATTTGCGAAGTTAATAGGCGTAACCAGTACTACAATAGACAGTATCACGATTGGAAGATTGCAAGCTGACGGAGATAGAAAAAGGACCAAACCTGGTTTTGATTTACTGCAAAGTATAATTACACATTGTAATGTAAATCCGGATTACTTTTTTGGAGACAGCGATGAAATTTTCACCAATAAAACAACTGCTGAAGTTGGTTTAAATCTGCCAAAGATTATCACGGTAAATGAAGACGGAGAAGAAAATATTAATTTTGTTGGAGTAAAAGCCCGTGCAGGTTATTTAGACGGTTATTCTGATCCGGAATATATGGAAACACTTCCTTCATTTAGTATGCCAATGTTAAAAAACGGAACTTACAGATGTTTTGAAATTAAAGGAAATTCGATGTCTACAACAATCCATGACGGCGATTATCTTTTTGGGAAATATGTCGATAATTTTGATGATATTCTTGACGGAAGAATTTATGTGATTATCAGCAAGAATGATGGAGTAGTGGTAAAAAGGGTTTTAAACCGAATTCGAGAAAGCGGAAAATTAATTCTGAAATCAGACAATAGAGACGGAAATTATCCAATGTATTCTATTTATGCCGAGGATATTCTGGAAGTTTGGTACGCAAGTATGTACGCTTCTAAACAAATGCCGGATCCAATTAATATTTATGAAAAGATTCATGATCTCGAAAGTAAATTCTATGAAATGGAAGAGACTTTGAGAAAAAAGCTAAACTAAATAAAACAAAAAAACTGCAACATTATGTTGCAGTTTTTTTTATGATATATTTTTAATTCAGTATGTTTTGATGCTTCGTTTGTGATAAAAAGAAGAAATTAGTTTTCTTTATACTCATCACGCAATACGCCTGGTTCGTCTTCTAATATTTCATCGCCACTTGGTTCTTCCAGACTTACACCTAACATTTCCATTATCATTTTTTCTTTTGCGGCAGAAAGATCTAAGCCTTCTAATTCTTTATTAGTAAAACTCGTTCTTCGAAATACTTGGCTGGGAAATGCGATATAGTCTTTATTTTTTCCATTTTTTACAAATAGCAAAATGATCTTAGGATAAGTATCTTCTATACTGCTGCAACCTGTTATTGTGTATCTTAATTCGGTAAAGTTGTTGTATTTTATTTCATAATAGTTAAAAAGAATATCCGAAATTTTATCCATTTGTTCTTCAGTAACTAAAGTTTTAGAATCATGAAATTTTGATTTTAAGTAGTTTCGTGGTTCTTTATCTTCATAGTATTTTGGTGTTACAACATAAACCGAATCATATTTTGAAAAAGGAAAAAGCATTTTTCTTTTTTCTAAGGGTATTTTGAAAAAGGGAACTAGTGTATCACTAGTGTGATTTATTTCTAGAGGTGATGGAGGCCAACTTGGAAGTTTAGACAGATAGTCTAAATGTTTGTGATAAAAATCGCATTGTTCCTCACAATAACTGTTTCTAAGCTCTGTGAGTTTGTTTTTTTGAGCATTACTAACTGTCATAAATGAAATAGTTAGTAGAAGTGAGAGGATTGTTTTTTTTACCATAGTTTAAGATTCTTTAATCTGATTAAAATCATTTAGAAGGTGAAGCAAGAGTTTCATACTTTGTCCTGATACCTAAATTATTAAAATATTTTTCTAAATCGTTGTACATATAATCACTCAGGTCTAAACTTTCTATTTTTCCAAATGATTCTTTTGTTTTGCATTCAAAACAAATTTCTAAATAATCAAAAACTTTACCATTCTCGTCAAAAAATAAAATAGCATTTCTTGGTAAATAACAACCTCTAATAATCTCTGAGCAGTTAGTCTTTAATCTGGAGCAAGTGTTATATAATATGTCCGATAATTTCTCTACTTGTGAAAGATTTAAGGTTTTAATTTGGGTGAAATTTTCCAGCGAAAGTGAATCTAAACTATTTCTTGGCAACTCAATGCCAATATTATACTCCAGAGTTGTTACGGTTCTTCCAGTTTCTTTGTCATAAGTTTCGTTTGAAACTCTGGTCATACCATCAGAATTTAAATTGTACGATATGATTTTTATTTGAGAAGCTTTGTTAAAAGGATATGAATTAATTCGTTTTGAAAGATTAAAGTTTGCAGAATTTTTTTTTTGAGGCTTGTTGTTTTCAAGTCCGGTTGTTTTAGAAACCGTATGTTGTGCGTTTACAATAGTTGTAATCAGAAGAATCAGCCATAAAACAGATTTTATTATTTTCATAAAAGTGATATTTTATCATCTATTAATTTAATACGTCTGCTTCGCAAAACTTAGTTTTATCTTTTCAACGTATTTTTTGCAAAGTAATCATCCTCAAATTCTTCTTTAGTTTTATAACTAAAAGTATTTCTGAAAGCTCCTTGTTTTAAGTCTTTTACATCGTACGAATCTACTTCTAAATAAGTATTGTCATTAGGTTTGTATCTGTATCTTAAGCACCAGCCATTCCCTGCATAGTAAACCAAAACATCTTTTTGATAAAGACGTTTTTCAATTTTTTTGCCTTCTTTATTATACAAACGGAGAGTATCTGTAAAATACCCTCCTTTTGTTTCTATTTCATAATATAATGCACCATTTTCATGAAAATCTTTTTCTAAGCCATTTCCATTTTTAAAATAAGTTGAATAAATTACTTTTCCATCTTTGTTATAGATTTTATAAATACTATCTCGTAAACCATCCTTGAAATATTCTTCTCTAAATTTATAATTTTTATAAATGTGATGTCCTAACGAATCTAAATAATACCTTCTTTTGCATTCCCATAAACCATGTTGCACGCCATTTTTAAATTCTCCCTCTCTTGAACCAAAATTATATCCAAGAGTGGGGTCATCATTAATTATATCCTTTGTCTCTCCTTTTTTTAATATTATTTCAAAATTATCTTTAAGCATAAACGAATTTACTCTACAAATATCCGTTGTAACTTTATACCAATTATAAAAAACAAAGTTTGTTATGTAAGGTAAATTTGTAAAATTTCCATCCATAGATGCTTGAATTTCTGTGCATGGAGGAGCATCAACTGACAATACTTTATTTGACTTACTTTTGCAGCCAATCATTAATAATATAATACTAATCGCAATAATATTAATTGTAGTTCTCATAGTCTTTTCTCATTATAGTTATTTGATGGCTTAAAAATTTAAGTCCTTCAACTGTATCTTGTCCCTGTAAAGCTTTTTGTGAATAATCCATTATATTCAAAGTGCTTTTTTTAGTGAAATATAAAAAATTTTGAGTTGCATTTTGCCATTCTTTGATTAATTTAAAATTTAGGTGATCGTTATAAATTTTTAACACATCTTCATATAAAAGATAAAAAGGACTTTTAAAATTAATTAATTTATTATTTGGATATTTTTCTAAATTTACTTTAGCGGCATTATTTACGTTTTTATAAGTTTCATTTTTTTCCTTTTCTACAGTACATTTTCCGATAAATTGTTGTTTGTTTAATTTTTGACTACCCCAGTTGTAGTAGCTATAATAAGTTTTGTCATTTATAAAATCGTTATATTTTTTAATCATTAGAGCATAGTATATGTTTGAATTATTAATAGCTTCTATTAAAGTACTCTTTGTTACATATTCTCTTTCTTTAAATTCCGTTGTGATTTTACTTTGATCTTTTAATGGTTTGGGAGATTTATTTGTTTGACTTATTTGATTTTTTATTTTCTCTTCATTAATTTGTAAGTTGAGTTTTTCTATAGTATCTATTTTGTACTCATCTATTTTTTTTCTTTTTCCCAAAACATCTTCATCGCAAAAAGTATGCTCTAGTCCCAGCATATGACCAAGCTCATGTGCATAAGTAGATTTAGATTCAATAGCATCAGCAAAAACTATCAAAGCATAATGATCGACAGGAGAAATTTTGCTGTATGCTGCTGTAGTAATGTTAGTACACTCAAGATCAGATAAAATTATAATCCCGCCCGAATCATATTTTTTAGAATCAGCACTTAGTTTATTTTTATATGCATTAATGGTTATATTATCAATTTGATTTTGCTTTTTTACTACATATATTACATCTCCATTTTTATCAACTCCATCTTCAACTATCCAGTCTCCCAATTGACCTTCTTGTATTTCTTTTATCCAAATATCATTACCGTTTTCGTCTTTTCCAAGTACATTTTTGGTTCTTTTTACATCTACTGCAAAGTATTTTTCTTTTCTCCAAGCTTCCTTATCAAATGCATAAAAATAATCATCAAGATTAATATCAGGATTAATATCAGGATTATTAGGATTGTTAGGATTTTCAAACATAATTTTATTTTCTATCTCTACCTCGTAACCTGCCTGATTTAAAGAGTCTTTATTTAAATATTCAGCAATTTTGGCATTTTTAAATTTTTTAAATAAGGCTTTTGCTTTCTCATTTGGATTTCCTTCATTTGAAACTAAAGCAATAACCCTAAATTTAAGTTTCAATACTTTATTTTCCATCATGTTTAAACCACCTATTTCACGTGGGCCTTGTGCACCAGTATGTAAAAAAAAGTATTTTTTGTCTAACGATTCTTTCGAACAATTTATTGTAAGCTTGAGTTTCTCATTAGCAACTATTTTTTTCTTTGTTGTTTTGTCGTTTTTATCCTTTCTTTCTTCTTCTCCGTCAATTTTAAAACTATAAAATTCATCTCCTGTAATAGATATATAATCGTCTTGACTTTCACCTTCAAAAAAGACTTCCAGACTCAATTTGGCGGGCTGACCTGGTTTTAGTAAAACAAAAGGGATTTCGAAATGATTGTCAAAGTTAGTAAGTCCGTAGTTTTTCTGAATCGCTTGTATCGCGCCAGATTTATCTTCGCCTATGGGTATGATATTTCCTAAATCCTGAGCTGTGTTTCCTTTTTTATAAAAGTATTCAACATCATCAAAAGAAACACCTTGTATTTTTTGAATTTCCATTGTTTCAGGATTGACATCTACCCAATCAAAACCAAATTCTCCTTTATAATCTTCTAAAGTTCTGACTTTGGCATAAACCTTTGAAATTTCTTTTGGCTCTGAGGAGTAATCTCCAAATATAACATTTTTTGTGTCGGATTGTTTTGAATCTAAAATAGAAATTGTTCCTTTTCCAAAAGTACAAAATGCAGTAGAAGCTTCTAGTAAACCTTTGTGTTCACTCTGGAAAACATTACTTTTTGTGCTCGTCCAAGGAGTCTCAATAATGGGTTGACATGGGGTAGGTGGGTTTGTTTTATTACAATTAACAAAATTGGGTAAAAATGTATTTTCATTTTCAGTAGCCATCAATTTATCCTGAATAAAAATTTTGGTTTGAGATTTTACATCCAGTGTGCCCTTGTCGGTGCCCATAGTACATTTGCACTGGGCACCGTTACATATATATTTTGCCATAATTAATTTATTAATACGTTTGCTCCTTTTATGGTTGTATCTTGTACTGCTTCTACTTTTATGGCCATATTTGATTTAATATTTATATTAGAGTTGGCATCTATGTTTACATTATCCCCCTTTAAATTAATGTTACCGGATGTGAATATATTTACACCATTTTGACCTAAAAGTTCAATTAAATTATTAGCATCTTTCTTTAATTGAATCCTATCTTTCTCTAATAGAATTGTGTCGTTTGAGTCTGTAAGTTTTATCTCTGCCCTTTCATTACCGCTCATTTCAAATGATAACTTTTCCTCTTCATCGTCATTATATAAACGAGCCGAGATATTACTTGGTTCTATTAATAAACTTGTTCGTTTTTTACCGTTATCATCATTTAATTTTAGATTGGTAGCGCTTTTTGTCATTGTTAAAACCGAGCCTTCTGTTACAACATTATTTTTAACCGAATTAAAAGTCGTTCTAAGACTATCAGGTGAAAAATGTGTAATTGCCAATGGGTTTTCTTTTTCATCGAAATAGCTAATCTTAAAGTTTTTGTCTTTGTCAAACTCTATTTTAGCGACATCAAGAATTTTGGTTTCATTAGTTTCTGTTGCAGTATCCGTTTTTATATAACGAATATGCAGTTTGTTGCCATCAGCACTATAATCAAAAAACAGCTTTGGATCATTTGCAGCTTGTATTCTTCCCATTAGTCTGTCGACTTCTGAAAACTGCGAAACAAAAGCTCTCGTTTCTACACCATCAATAATTGTCGCCAAAACCCAACTGTCTTTTTTAGGAATAGTAATAACTCCTTGTTCTACATCGAGAATTGAAGCTTTCAGGCGTACGTTTTTAAGTATGGCACCATCGGCACGCATAATGTTTACAGTATAAGCATCTTCCGGATTGTGAAATGATTCTACTTCATTATTTATTTCGATGACTTTTGCCGCAAAAGTTTCAATCATTTGATTTTTATTGGCGACATCTTTTATTAGTTCTGTTATATTTCCCATTTTGTTTTTTTAAATTGCTTCTACTCTTCGTCCTATAAAAATCCTCTGTCTGTAACCGTTTTCGCCAAAGCTTCGTTCTACTTTTTCGACCTGAAAAGTGCCGTTTTTTTCTTTGTCCTTTGCGTTTTCAAGAATTACCTTGTCTGTTGGTCGTACAAATGGTTCACCAAAAGTCAGGAAAGAACCTTCGAATCCACTTGGTTTGGATTCCATTGCTCTCAAAGCAGCATATTGATACAATTCTGAAGCTATTTGCGTAGTTACTTTTTTGAAAGCTGTTGGATCGTTTGGCAAATCTTCGTCATCATTATGCAAAATATGGGTTTTTGTTAATTGCCCGTTTGGATCGCCCAATTCAATGTAAATTGGAGTGTTTGAGTTCTTAAAGTATTTCTCAACTCGAGTACGCGTGTTTTTTGTAGATTCGTTAACGACAACTAATTTGTCTTCGATAATATTATAACGAAATCTAAAACGTGCTTTTCCAGGGAAACTTCCGGAAATTGCTTTTCCGGCTTTATCCAATTGAGAACTTAAAATACTAAGTCCCTGATTGATTAACTTTTTGACAAGTGTTCCTGCCAATGGACTTTTGATGAAATTTCGAGTAATAAAACCACCCAATTCAGCAAAAGTATGTTGTTGCGGATTATTGGTAATAGTAAGCACCGGACCGGTTAGTTCGGTTTTAAAATAAGTATAGATTCCTTTGTCTTTTAGCATTTCAAAAACCTGAGCCAGACTTTGATTTCTGTTAACCAAAATATTACCTAATTCTTCGTCAAGAGCATTTACTTTAAAAGGGAGTTTTAGTTCTTTAATTCTTTTTTCGAAAAAAGTTTTAGGATTAAAATTCTCAACATTTGTTGTTGGGTTTGTTGCGACAAGATTTAGAACATCATTTTTGTTTTGAACGTCGTCATCTTTTACGGCTTTTACTTTTTTGAAAGCATACATCGTGTCTTCGCAAGATATAGTTGCAGTTGTTATATCTGATTGAACTCCTGTGATATAACCTCTGAAAGCGGGTTTGTAATCGCCATCATATCCTAAGAATATTTCGATATAATTTTCCAGTTTAAAAAAGTCGTGAATTGTTTTTTCTTCACCGCTCGCATTTGCAAACAAGCTTTGATCGAATCCTTTAGTATCCGTATATACTTTTTTTGGCATTACAAGAGTTGCTGTATCAGTCAGTGATTTGTATGAACTGTTTATGTCGACATTTTTGACATAAGTAAATTCATAATATTTGGGAGTTGGAATAAGTCTTATCGTTTCGTAGACTTTAATTCTCGCATTTAGTTTAAACATTGTCTCTGATTATTAGTTCTACAGTTTCGTCTGAAGTGGCGCTGGCAGTAAATTTTTGAATATTTTTTGTCCCTGAAATAGAAGGAATTGAGTACGAATCTATCACAAGTTCATAAATACCAAATCGGTTCAAAATTGCATGTGTAACTCTTAAAGAATATGGCGCATTTAAGAATTGTTTCAACAGGAAAAGTTTTTCTTTTGGATATTCATCTCCAGTTTCATTAGCAATTAATCCTTCGATAGAAATGCTAAAATCGCCATTTGTAATGTGTTCTTTTATGGTAGAATCTCTTCCTTCGATGCTTTCTTTTTTGATGACTTTTGAACGATTTAGATTTACAGTAACGGCATCGATTCGTAAACTTGGCAAATTAAGATCGCTTTTTACAAGAGGTTCAAAAACCAGGGGAGCAAAAACTCTCAGGTTAAATTCGCCTCCGGTTTTGTCGATAATAAAATCTTTTGATTCAGATTCGTTATAATTAATACCAGTATATTCAGCATCTTTGGTATCTAGAATTTCGTTTACATTAAAATTGAATTTCATAATGATTTATTTTTTGTTTTTAATTTGAAAATGTTTGTGCAAAAGCGGTCATAAGTGTGTTTTCCATTCTTTTCTCATTGTGTTTTTGTAACCAGAGAGCTTCGTCCAGAAGTTTATAAAACTCATCCATAGAAAGTTTATAAGGATCTACCTGAAAAGCATATCTGATAAGCGCTGCCGATTTTTTGAATTCGTCTTTTTGCGGAGTTGCATCGATCACAAACTCGCTGTCTTTTTTGATCATGGCTACAATAGAATTTCCAGCAGAAAGCATGAATTCGTCATCGTAATTTTTCTGATCTAGTACACATTCTTTAAATAAAAACAAGATCGCTTCGTGCGGATTGTCCTTGTATAGATTTTGATAGTTTAAGAAGATATCGAATGAAGGTTTTTTGCAATAAGTAGTTGTTAATTCGTCGGTTGAGGTAAGTTTTAATACGGTTCCGTATTTTTCTTTTAGGTTTTGTAGGGCTGTTTCGTCTGACATTTTTATGGGTTTTAGCGGTTTTGTTTTTTTGCTCGAAGAATTAAGCTTTGTAATTTTTGAATCTTAAATATTGCTGTCTCTGCTTTCTTTTTTAATGGCTTCGGTCAGACTTTCGCTTTTTTCGGAAACATTTAAAGGCGAGATATTAAAACTTTCTATAAAAATGCTTCCTTCTGATGCTTGCATTAAGGGATTTTTGAAATTACTCATGTCTGGTGTTTTAGGTGTTTCTCCTAAATCTTTTGGTGTATAATCCATGATTCGCTTATTGTTTTAATTGTTAATATGATGATTAGAATTACGTGTATAGTTGAGGTGTCCACTTTCAGAAATATTTTGAAAGCAGGAGCTTTTTTTGTGCCTTTTCGGCAAACTAATAGTTGGAATTAGAGTATGTAAAAATACGGCAGAAGTGCCTGAAAAACGAAAAATTGGAGTTGTGTTTTCAGTAGTTTCAGTAGAAAATAAATTACAATTAACTAATTGTTATTAAGGTGTTTATTGTTGTTTTTGTATGATTTTTTGGAGAGGACTTAATTACTGATTTTTTGAATTAGTCAAACCAGGTTTTTCGTGTCAAAAAAATACGCCAGAATCGAGAAAAGGGATTTTACTTTTCAATCGATTTTGGCGTAAGCTTTAGATTAATGTTGCTTTTGATATCTATTTTCTAATGTGAAGCTTAATTTAATTTCACCCAAGTTGACCAAGTTCCATTATTACAATTTCGAACATAAGTATTTGGTATTGTACCCATTGAAATATAGGTTTGAGTACCATAATCCCCGGCATCATCTGTTTTGCAACTTGTCAACATTCCCCATGATGGAGAAGTATCAGGAGCGAATTCACTTTGATAATTTACCTGGCAAGTATTTACGGAACTTCGTCTGTAACTTGTAAATAATGTGTTTAGATTGGTGATACTTTTATAAGGAACATCTGGAACATTTATTTTTTCTCTTATGCCTCCATGAGTTTCCCATAATGTCCCGTTCCAATCACGTTCGAGTGCTCCATCTTGTGGAGTAGTAGTTAAAATTCCACCTGGAAGTATCAGCGGAGGGCTTGTATAGTTACCGCTCGGTAGTGTTAAAAAATCTCCTTTTAATGCTATTGTTCCGGCTTTATCTGGCATTAGAAAACTTCTCGAAGTAGTTAAATTATCGGTATTTAACTCTGCCTGAATAGCTGCTCTGCCAAATTTTATACCATGTGAGTTTACTTCGGTGCTGAAATTACCATTTGAATTGTGAGTGAGCATTATTCCATCTGGTTGCGTAATTATCATATTGTATGCTAAAGCAGATGGTTGCTTTAAATAGATCGCCCCAACATCAAATAATGTAGAACCACTAAGCGTTTTATTGCCATTTATGATTTGACTTCCAGATGTTTTTACGTTGTCTAAATTTGTAGCAGCAACAAAAGCTGCAGTAGCTATTTGGTTGCTGCTAGTTCCTAATGATGGTGTTGGAGCCGTTGGAATTCCTGTAAATGTTGGCGAATTAACTGGTGCATAATATGTAGATGATTGTCCGCCAAGATTTGTTGCATTATTTGCTGTTCCTGTGGTATTTTGGTTTAATATTGGGAAATCACTCGCCGTTGCAATTACAGGAACGCCGGTAGCAGTTGTGTTTTTTAAAATACCAGTTGGTAATTCTGAAAGTAAAGTTCCGTTAATCCCTTTTACCGTTAAAGTTGTTGCTCCCGTAGCATCACCTGTATGGGTTGCATTTGATACTTTTGAATTTAATTGTGCTTGAATACTGGACGTTGCATCATTAAACGCTTGCTGATTTGCAGTTTGGAATTTTTTTGTTGCTGTTTCCGTGATTTGGTCTGCTGTATAATCTCCTGTTTGAGCTGTAATTGCTCCGTTACGACCAAAAACGGTTGTTACATCACTAGTTGGCGTAAGTAATTCCTGCCAATCTGATACTACTGCTGGATTTCTTCCTTTTAGAATAAAAGATTTATTTAAATCAGATCTTACTGCGATGTCTCCGGTTTCTACAGTTAAAGCCAACATTTCGGTTTCTGAAGCAACAACAAAAGTGTCATTTATAGTTATCGAAGGAATTTGTGAAGAGATTAGTTTTCCGTCAACGCCAAGTCCGGCATATCCGTTTGCTACATTTTTATTGCTTGCATTTTCAGGAGTAAATCCAAGTGAAGCTTGTTTAGCATTCCAGGTTACTTTCTCGGCATCTGTTACAAATCTATTATTTGCATCCTGAGTAATAACACTTGGTGGATGATTTGTTGGATGAACATAATTAAAGAGTGTCGCAAGACGGGTAATTTCGGTATCTGCAAGTAAACTTTTCCCGGTAGATTTATCCACTTTTGTAGTTTGCAATAGTTTTCCCATTTCGGCAGTCAAAGCTTTGGTTGTTCCTCCAGTAGTCAGATCATTTACTAAAATAGAACTTAATGAAGTTTGGATGGTTTCAATCGCATCAACAATTTCCTGGATAGTATTTAAGTTACTATTGTCTGAAGCTAACAATGCCTTTATATTGTTAATTTGGTTTTGCAGAATTACGCCTTGTTCGGCACTTAAAAGAGAAGTAGAACCGCCGGAGATTAAATCATTTACAATATCTAAATATTGACTGGCCAATTTTGTAAAATTGTTTAATGGCGCATATCCGTCAGCGGCACCTTTTAGGATCTTATCTTCTTTAGTTTCAAACAAAGCGATATGTGCCGTTTTATCGACTTTATGAGCTTCAATTTGTGATTTATCTGCTTTAGTATCTAATGTATTTACCAGATTGCTAATGCTGTTTTGAGGTATTACCTCGTCCTTATGCCAAAAGCTTTGCCAGGAAGCCCAAAATTGGTCTTGTGATGGTTTTTTGCCGGTTTTAAACCAACCTAAAATAGTATTGATATTTGTTGCCATATTGTATTGGAATTGATTACGAAATTAAATTGTAGATTTTGAGAACCCCGGATTTTTTAGTAGTGTTTTGTACGGAATGTACGGGAATTTGAGTATGTAAAAATAGGGAAGAGGTGTCTGAAATACAAAAAATAAGTAACTCGTTTTCAGTAGTTTCAGTAGAAAGTAAAACCAATAAATTGTTGTGATTTAATAGATTATTTTTTAGAAGAGACAGCTTTGTTAATAGAGGTGTTTCTTGTGAATTTATAAAGTGAAAAGCCATCATTACGAGATTTTTTAATCCTTTTATGATGGCTTTGTTTTAAATTAAATTGTTGAGAAATTAGATGTTTGTTAGAGAGTTTTTATTAGATTTCTCTTAATTTTTTTTGGTAAAATCTTTTAATACTATTTAGATAGGAATTACCAATTCTAAGAAACAAGGTTAAAAGTTTTCTCTTAGTTTAAGGGTATATTTCTATTTTTATGTATGCATTAATTAAATTAATATCTACATAACTATTTGTGACTGCAGATGATAAAGTCGCCGTTCCAAAAAAGAAAGTGTCTCCGCCTAAGGCTGCCAGTCTTAAAATCTCACTAATGTTTTTTCCATCTACCCAGTATAGAACTTTTTTAAATTGAAAAATTGGACTAGAAAAAGTTCCCACAAATTGCCCTGCATTCGATGTTTTTACAAGGTTTAATGTAGCTCCGGTGTCATTATAAATCACTTTAACAGTGGGTTCATTTGTGCCAATCCGATTAATATTTGCAATAAATGTTTTTACTGGAGGCAGTGAAATCACAACATTACCATTTATATCAGCAGGAATACCATTTACTTTTGAAACAAGCGTGATTGATGGTTCTGTTGTTTCTACCGGTAATTGATAGTCTGTAAGTTTTGATAAATTATCGGATTTAATTATACCGGTACCGCTTTGAGAAATATTGGTTTTTAAAAGCAGACCCTCAGTATCAAGTTTAAAACCTGTTTGATTAGCATAATCACTTCTTGTATATAGCGAACTGATATCACCGCTTCCATAAACGATACCAGTTGTATTGCCTCCATGTGATTTTTCTACTCTAATTCCTCCTGGCATAAGTCGCATTTCATTAAATTGCCATCCAGGGGCATATTGATTTGTAAGGCGCATATAATCATTTTGCCCATAGGTGCTATAGTTATTTCCTTTATTAAGTACTTGTTGTAAATCCTGAGAACCTCCACCATCAATACTTATATCTCCAGAACCTAATATTGATTCACCATTGATTGTTTTAAAATCAGATTCGTCTGTCTTAGAATCAAGTAATTCGTCAATGCCTTCAATATCACCTACAGGAACTTTATCACTTTTATGTCGAAAAGAATCCCAGGTATCCCAAAATTGAGCTTGTGTTGGTTTTAAACCAGTTCTAAACCAGTTTTTAATAGTTTTTAATGTTTGTAAAGCCATATTTTTAGATTGTGTTGTTATTTGTTTTTTTAGTTAGCCTTCACGGATTTAGAAACAAAACACTCAAGATCATCAGAGAATTTATGCTCTCTGATGACTTTGAATGTTCTAATTCAGAACGGATATGAGAGTTTTATAAATTTGGTCAAACTATTTTAGTTTGCGCCGTCTAAGGAGGTAACTTATTTTATTACTCCGGTTTTATTACCATCTTTACTAACAATTAGCCCTAAAGCAATACAGATACTCGTTATTTGTCCGCCAACTTCGGCTGTGATATAACCCAGAGCAACTGCCACTGCAACACTTCCTACGATAATTCCTGCAAGTGTTGTTTTCCAATTTTTAATAATGTTTTCCATTTTTTTATAAGTTTAGATAGTTAAATAATTTAATATTGTCCTGTAATGTTAAGTTTTGGAAACCCGAATCCAATACTTGCGTTATTTGAATAAGTGGTTTAATAGAATTTGAAAATTTTATTTGACCAATTCGGATTTTAGGGATCGTTCTTTTGTAATGATCTGCTATGGTTTTTTATTTGGTATTATAAATTCTGCCGAATCGTCAAAGTCACCAATAGTATCTCTTAATTTAATAATAGTGCCTGGAGTTAATTCAAGCCATTGTACTGATGTTTTTGGGTAGGAAGCGCTAAAATATTCTGCTGAAAATTCGAGTTGTCCTGGTCTTTTAGACATAAGTATAACCCCATTATAGGTACCACAGCTATAAGCCCTTTGCAATACTTCATCATTAAGTTCATAAGTAATAGAGTCACCATAGTTTGGATCGTTATAATCGAATGATATAATTCTCCCTACACTATTGCTTGATTTAGTAAAACTGCTCATTAAACTTGTATCTCCACCGTAATAGGTTGCTTCGCCAAGGAAATTACCTTCGCAAAATCCTATTACGCTGTCACCGACTTCTAATTCATTACCTGTATTTGGATCAACTTTAAAAATTAGAAACTGTCCGGATGGAATAATTTTATCTCCAAATAATGTATCAATCCCTTCAATATCTTTTGCGGGAATTTTTTCGCTTTTATGTCTGAAGGAATCCCAAGTATCCCAAAATTGCAGTTGTGTAGGTTTTAAACCAGTTCTAAACCAGCCTCTAATAGTTTTTAATGATTGTATAGCCATTTTTATCTTTTTTAAATTATGTAATTAAGTTTTAATGATTTTTTGTTGTTGTTACCTCTATAATGAGTAGATTTTTGGTTTTTATAGAGTGCGAATGTTTTCTTTGAATGTTTGATTTGGCAAAAAATGAAAATTATTCTTGTCAGGTATTTTTGGCATTTTAGTAATGCCATTTGGTAATACATAATCCATAATGGTTATTGTTTTTAAAATGATTAATACAAAATGTTGTGATTGTTTTTTTGAGAAAATCAGAGGAGAGTTAGCAAGTTATTATTACCTAAAACAGATGCCTCTATTTAATATTTGAGGGTGTAAAAGTAAGACAGAAGAATAGAAAATGAATAAGAAAAAGTCCTCTGTATTCAGTAGTTTCAGTAGAAACTAAACTTGCTGAAACTACTGAATACAAGTGCTTTGAAATTTTAAAATGACACATATCGATAGTACTTTTACACCCAGAAAAAATACTATAGCGATGAGTAAAAATGCAATTCACAATTTCAATCTTTCAATAAAAAATAGTGCTGATATAAAAAGCTCAGAAAACTTAACCGAAGCTATTCTAAAAGAGTTAGCTAAAGTTTCAAAAGAAATGAGCGAGCAAAAAGACATAGTGCAAATATGGCAGGAGCAACAAACCCTAAACGCTACTGCTATTGCAAATAATTCCAGTACCTCAATCGAAGAAGGCGCTATCGATGCTATTGCCGAAAAAAACAGAAAACAACAAATATCGGTTGGCAATACTTCTTCGATTTCTGAGGGAACAATGCCAAATCATATAGTCTCAGCTGGGGAAGGCGCCAACAGCACACTTAAGCAAGTTGGCAATACTTCTTCGGTTCTAGAGACAACAACTTCAAAATCCAGCGCTTCAATCGGAGAAGGCGTTGCAGATACCACTGGCAGTACAATATTGAGTTCAGCCGCATCTGTAAACACTACTTCTCCGACATTAGGAGCAGGAAATAGCGTTTTGAATTTTAGCAATAGTACAACGACTCAAACTTATGGGAATGTAGCAGATCAGCAAACTTTAGCCGTTCCACAAATGCTACAGACAAATAGTGGAGAACCAACTAGAGAAGCTGTAATAGCAGAAATTAAAAAGAAGTTAACTCTGGCTATTATTGAAAAAGATTTTGCTTCAATAGCGTATTGGACTAATATTTCTAAAGCTTTTACAGAAGGCTATACTGCAAAAGATTTTGATGGTGAGCCAGAACATACGCTATTTACGCAAATGTATGCTGCATTAAAGCAAGCAAATCAGATAGTAACGGTTCAAAATTTTAGTTGGGATATTGTTCGTGAAAAAATGATCAAATCGATTGATGCTAATATACTTAAAGGTAAAATTTCTAGTGATAGTACGGTACGTTGGAAACTAATCCAAAAACAATTAAAGGATGATACAATCAATGTCGCAAATCTTTTTGAACGATATAACGAATTATTTTTATTACTAAAAGAAGTTGAAGGACTGGAGACATTTCCAACTACGATTACCATAACCACTAAAACCAAAATCTATCCTAATTTAAGCGCAGATAGACTTTATGCTGAAATTGGTAAAGAAAAAGTTTATGTATTCCTAAAGGAGATAAATAACAACGAGATTACGGGTCGAGCGGTAAATAAAGGAGCTGTTAAAATCAAAAATACTGATGCAACTAAATTTATTGTTGGAGAAAGTTTGGAATTTATTCTTGATGAGGCTCTTATAAAGCAGCATAATGAGTATAAAAAAGAAGACATTAATTGGATAGTTTACAAAGAAAATAAAAAGAAAAAAAACAAAGATCAAGAGTTTATTTTTATAAATGAAGGAACTTCGTTTAGTTATAATTTTGATGCACCAGGAAAATATAAAGTTGAAGCTTACGGTGGAAATCCAGGATCAAATAGTAAGGATAAGGAAGCTGTAAAATTATCTGCTTTTGTAGAAGTAGAAGTAATTGCTCAGGAAATTATAATCGTATCTCCGGCAACTATTAAAACCACTTTTGTAAGACCTTTTACTGAAGAACAGTCATTTAAAGTAACCTTAAAAAATCCTGAAGTAAAAACATTAAATCCACTAAAACTTTATTATCAGATTGCTTATATAAACGCAGATAAAGTAACCACAATTTCAGACGAACAAGAATTGGATTCAACGGGTATTGTTAAGCTTGCTATGCCAAATTTTGGAGAATACAGTATTAAAGTTGTTAGTAAAGATCAATATACTTTGAATCAAAAATACAGTATTAAGACAATCAAAAACTTTATTAATAGCATCGAGATAACAGAGAACAAGGCCGAAAAGGATATTTATTTATGGAATATAACAAATCAAAACCCCATATTTAAAGCTCAAAACTTTAAAATTGAGCCAGCGACTCTGCAAGAAAAACAAAACATTAAATGGCTGGTTTATGATAAAAATGGAAAAATATACGTACCAGATCGTTTACCATTGCAATTAGAAAATAATGATGCAGGAAAGCAATATCTGGTTAAAGGAGAATCTTTTACCTTTTCGATTCCTAAAAAAGAAGGTGAATTTACAATTGAAGCTTATAGTAATGTTAAACAAGGTTCTAAATCAACATCAAGCAAAAAAATATTTGTAAAACATCCGGAAGTAACCGAAGCTTATTGGACTTATAATGACGGCAATAAAAAGAAAACATCTGGTTTTGCCGGAGAGATTAATCATATCAAGGCAAGTATTCCAGGATATGTGAATCAAGCGGTAAGAATTAAATTCTATTTAAATGACAGTAAAGTCGTTAATTATCATAATGATACGGCAACAAATGGTGATGGTGAAATCAATAAAATCTTAAAATTTGATGCCAGTTTGCAGAAACATTTTGGACTTAAAAATGGAAAAACTGCCAAAATTAGATTTGAACTCGAAGGAATTCAAAACGGAAATGTGCCCTATTTATTTAAGGAAAATGCCAACGCTTATAAAGAAACTTTATTAAATGTTACCACAAGTGCAAAAATAACGGATGCTTATTTCATGTATGATGGTAATCGTGTAAAAGCAGAGGATAAAATTCCGTTTAGTAAGGAAGGTACCACTGTAACCATAGTTGCCAAAACACAAAATATGGTTGGAAAAGAAATTGCACTAACTGCGCATAAAGCGAGCGAAAAACCAGCTTTTAGACACGCGGCAAAAGTAAATTCAGAAGGTGATGCTATTGTTAGTTTTATTATAATGCCTGCTAAAGAAGCAAAAAACGGAACAGTAAATAAGTATTACGTTGGTATTGAAGGATATTCTACGAAACATTTGACTGATAAGATGATTAATATGGTTGTGGGAACTAGTGCAAAACTAACTACAAGTAATACAGGAAAAATAGATGAAGACGATCCGCAATTGATTTGGGGAAATAAAGTAAGTAAGGAATTTAGAATAAGAGTAGTTCAGATATGTAAAAATATAGAAAAGAAAAAAGGTGTTCCATTTTCTCCAAATGTGTTAATGAATATTATGGCATTTGAAACTCGTAATACATTTTCTCCTAAAGCGGGTACTTTTAAAGATGATCCAAATGATAGTAACAAGGGTGGATACGTCGGATTAATCCAATTTGGTAAAGATGCTTCGACTCATTTAAAAGTAAAACGTACTGAATTACTTAATATGACTGCTTTAAAACAACTGGATTATGTCGAAGAATGGTTTTTGTTAAAAACTAAAAATCAATTAAAAAGTGCAACTGATATTTATTTATCGGTAAATTATCCTACCGCAGCAGGATTAGGACATTTAGATCATGAAGTTGTGTATGGAGATCCAAAAGCTGCTTATCGTGCCAATAAACCTTTCTTAAGAGAAGCTGATGAAATAGATAAAGACGGAAATAAAGTAGGTAAAGCTGGTGGAAAAACATATGTATGGGAAGTTAGAGAAGCATTGGAAGAGAATCAAAAAGAAGGAGGGTATTCTAAAAATACTGTTTTAATGATTAAATCTTACAATTTGATAATGAGTAATCCAAAAGAAATTTTTAATTTGGACACCTCATTAACTTTCTGTTATTTTAGCGCCGCACAGATAAAAGGAATTAGAAAAGCTATTGATAAGTTAGGTTCGAATGAAGAAAAAATAAAAGCCTACCGTATTCTGCAATATTTTGTAGAATATAATAGCCAAAGAGATGCTACATATCACAGTTTAGCTGATACAATGTGTAATGTAGTCAGCGAATCTATTGCATTGCAGTATTTAGGTCAGGTAAATCCCGCTCCTGATCCTAATATGAAGATGGAAGATTTTATGATGGTAATGATTAGAGATATTCTTAAAAAAGGTGATGATAGTAGATTCGAAGCTGCTATTAGAATAAAAATAGCGAATCAGCTTGGAATTAAAGGAGGATTTGAAGGTGTTGCTGCGATATATGACAAAAATGCTCATAAAAAACTATTAGAAGATAAGTTAAATAAAGGTTATGGAGTTTGTATGTCTTTATTGGGACATATAGTTAGGGTAGTAGATGTTAATGATGTTGGAATAATAGTTGATGATCCATATGGAAGAATACAGAGTTTTAAAATAAGAAAAGATAAAGGAGGCAAAGGAGGTTATAATGGAGGGAAGAATTATTCTGATAATTCGGTACTTAAAGGAGAATCAAATCTTTGGACTTGGCAACAACTTAAAGATGATAAAATTAAATTTAATTATTATGAATGGTATTATTTATAGAATAACAATGATTTGCACATTGTTTGTTATGCTCGGCTGCAAAAATGAAACTATAAAAAAAGAAATTAAAAATAATACGCTTAGTATAAATAATATTCAATCAATAAAACTTCAAGATACATTAAGGCTTGATTCTGAAGGTGATGATCTTGGAGAAGATATTGATTTTGGTAAAAAGGAGTCTCAATATAAATCATTATTATTTGATAAGATAGTTTTAGATAGTGAAAGCTATGAACGATTTAAAAAGCTTGGATATAGCGATAAAAAGTCATTTGAGTGGATAAGGATTAAAAAGAGAATTAATCTACAGCCAAATTGTAATACCGTAATACTTTCGACACTTGAATCAGTTTACACGTTGTTAAACTACAATTCAAAAGACGAATTAATTGATTTTTTAGATTTATCAAAGTACAATCAGCAAATTTGCCAATGTACATCTAAAGTCTATATCGATAAAAATGGTATAATACACTGTCAAATAGAATCAGGAAAACCTTTTCATCCTTATGTGGATTATAAAGTGAATGATAAAGGAAAATTTGAAATTGTCGATCAGTTTAATTCTCCTAATGAAGATAAAATGCCGGCTACGGAAAGACTCGAATATATTATTAAAAAAACAGCTTCAGTAAGCAGCAATGTTAATTTAAAATCATATTTAGAATCTGATGAATTCACTTCTTCAAATACTACGTTTATTGATGAAAAGGATATAAAGAATATTTTATTTTCTAAAAGTCATTCTACAGACGTATATAAATTATTTTACGAAAGCGTAACAGAATATACAAATGAAGCTAAAAGTGTGAATGTTTTAGGGAAAGTTTTAAATAAAAGTAACTTGTTCTTAATTTGCAATTTAAGCAGAGCAGACCAATTTGGGATAATATTTGTATTAAACAAAAATCACGAAATTACAGATTCTAAAATTTTCAGTATTGAGAATCCGTTAACTGATGAAAGTATATCTGGATTGATGAAAGAATAAAACGCTATTCAGGATGGTTCTAAAACAGTACTAAACATAATGTTTTTGTATAAAAAACTATGAAAAAAATAAAAGCAATTTTGATTTTATTGGTTCTGGTAAGCTGTAACAAAAATCAAAACCAAACAAAAAAGATTGATTCTGAAGAAATACAGAACAAAGAAGAATTAAGTAAATATGATTTAGTAGAAGAAAAAGAAGATAAGGATACTAAAAAAAAATATTGGAATATAGATCTTGACACAATAAAAAGTTCACAAATAATACATAGTAATAAAGAAGATTTTGAATTAAAAGTATACAATTACAGCCTTAATGATAGTTCTGTTGTAAAAAATGTTGGTGGAGATTCGTATCATGTGAATTTTGATATTTATCATAATCGGGTATCTGAAATTATTTTACAAAAAAATAATAAAAATATTGTAACAAAGAAAATAGATAAAGATAATCTTAAAATTAAGGATAAGGAATTTAATAAATATTCGATTATTAAATATACAGAATTCATACACGAAAAGAATGGAGAGTTATTTTTCAGGTCAACTTTAAATGTTCCTGATACTGATTGGGTTGAGAAAATTGAGTTTTCAATACTAAAAGATCGTCCTGATAAAATAAAATTAGTTCAAAATTAA